ATTCATTATGAGCCACCAATTAGTTTTGCTACTCAAATTGACCCTAAGCAGATACTTACTATTAATGAACAAAGAAGAATGTTAGATGAGGATTTACCAATGTTAGAGGAAGGTAATATGTTCTTAACTGATAGAGAGCAAATTATCGTAACAAGAGATGATGATGGTGATGGTAAGGGTGATGACCAAGTTGGAGATATGCAAGTAACTGAAATTGAAAAAGAATAACTATGGCAAATGTAAATCAATATATACCTTTAATAACAGCAGCAGAAGTTATAAGTAATAGTTTTACTAATGCTAATACTGATACTGCTTTAATTTCTGATAGCACATTACTGCTTTCTGAATTAGCACATTTAAAATCAGCGATTGGTAAAAAGTTTTATGAAGAAATAAAAACTCAACATAATAACGGTACTTTAACTACTGAAAACCAAACTCTAATGGATGACTTCCTAACAAGATGTTTGAGTTGGTTTGTAAGGTTTGAGGTAATTAATGAAGTTCAAAGTAATAGTAGTAGCGCAGGTATTGTGCATAATCTTGATGAGTTTGCTACTATTATAGACCCTTCTGAGTTAAATGCTTATAAGCAAGACACTTATAGGAAGGCTGAAATATACCTAAAAGATATGTTAGATTATATGAATGATGATGACCAATCAGGTGATTATCCAACTTATGAATCTAATAAACCTTGTAGTGGTAATACATATAAAAACCATGGTATAATAATGTATGACAGTATATATTCAAGACCTACTAGAAATTATAATAGTTGGAAGGATAACTGTCCTTGTGATGATTGTTAAAATAAATATATAAATGGCTTCAAACGAACATAAAAATTTAAGTAGTGCAAACAGGCATAATCCAAAAGATTTTGAAAATGCTATTAATGATACTGTTTTAAGTAAAACTTTTGGAACATCTGCTACAGGCACAGATGGTAATTTACAATGGAAGGGGAAGTCTTATATGGGTGTTACCAACTATAAGATGCAGGGTTATGCTACAGGAACAACAAATTATGCTTATGGTGAGGATGTTGCAGATGCTCGTTCACCATATCAAATGGACACAGATTATGGTAATACAGCGGTAGCATCAGGAAGTATAGACCCTTCAAATGTTTTTAGGATTGGACAGGGGGTTATAATACCAGAAGCAGCAACTGTTTCAAATATAAAAGGATGGATTACAAGTAATGGAGGATATGTGGTTACTATAGCAATCTGTAAGGTTACTCCTGCTGAGGGGGTTACAACAGCGTTAGTACCAACTGTAATTGATGAAATTACAGCAACAGGACTTTCTAATAATAATAAATTAGTAGAAATAAACGAAACGACTATAACTGCAGGGTCATTAGCAGCAGGAGATATAGTGTTTCCAATGATAAAAGAAGCAACCGCAGGTTCTACACTTTACATGAATTTAACAATACAAACAAAAACATTCTAATGACCACTAAAGAAGAAATAATATCAATGAAGAAAGATATAAGTATGATAAATGAGAAGATGGATAATTTAGATGGGAAGTTAGATACTCTTACAGAAAAATTATTAAACCCAGATAAGGGGGTTGCTGCAAGAGTGAATAGAAATACAGCAATGAGGAAGGTTTTAGTGAAGGCAATGTGGGTGATTTATGCTATAACTTTAGGGGCATTAGTAAAACTTTTTACAGAATAAAAATAAAATAATAACAATTTAAAATAAAATAAAATGAGTACATTTGATACAGATAATACATTACTATTTGAGATGCTAGGCAAGGGTGGTGGAACTGAGGTTTTTACTACTGCAGCACAAACAGGTAAAGATTGGTACTGTGTATATTTCCCAGTTGAGTCAGAAATTGCTACAATAGCAGGAGATGCTAGTGGTATTACTTCTTTAAATGGTAAAACTATGAGTGCAGGGGCGACCTTGTTTTTACGAACAACTGCAATAACCCTAACGAGTGGTGTTGGGATTGGATATAAAGAACATGATGGCAATGCATCTGCATAATAATATATAATATGTTAAATTTAAGTCAATCTTTAGGGTTAAGCAGCATAAGAATATCAGGAAGTGCTTGGTCTCCAACTGATGAATCTAGCGTTGTTGCTTGGTATAAGAACAAAACAGGTATTACTTTAAATGGTACTGATGTTTCTGATTGGGAAGATAGTGCCAACTCTTATGATATGGCACAGAGTGATACAGATGAGCAACCTGCTTATAATGCATCAACAGGTGCATTAACTTTTGATAGTTCAGATGACCAGAGCCTACAAACTTCATCACAAATATCTTTGGCAGGTGCTTTTACTATTGGAATTAGACTATATCCTACTGGTGATTTTGATGGTACTTTTATAGGTGATAATACAAGTAATAATCATTTGCTTAAATATACATCTACATCAAATATTAGAGTTAAAATAGGTGGAAGTGCAGGAAATATACCTTTAGATAGTGGTACATTTGGTGATGATTATTTAGTAATAACTAGAGATGGTTCTGATGTTCTTACTTTGCACAAAAATGGAGTGGCACAAAGCACAACAATAACAAAATCAGGAACAGCATTAATTGATGCAATAGGGATTAGGGCTACTGATATTAATTCTTATGATGGAACAATATCAGAGGTGCAGATATACAGTAGTACAAGTTCAGGTCTTACTGCTAATGTAAACGATTATCTATCATCAATATAAAAATAATTAAAAAAATAAAAATATAATATGGCAACAACAGTAACAGCAGCAGATTTAACAGTAACAATAGTAGAGAGTTATTCTCTTAATGGTGTTAGTTATGGGAATACGACAAGTAAAAAATACACAAATAATGGTGAGGTCTATCAAAGAATAATGGCTATACCAGTAGGGGCAGAAGGTGCTTTTACTGATATAATAAATTTTGGTGCAGCAGATGCGGCAGGTATAGCAGATATATCCAATTACAAGTATTTCAGAATAAAGAATTTAGATGACACTAATTTCTTAACATTAAGAGTTAAGGGGACAGCAGATTCTTTCTTTATTAAAATAAAAGCAGGAGAGTCTTTCTTATTAATGGATAATGAGGTTGATGCAGTAGCATCTAGTACGAGTTTTGGTGCTTTTACTGATATATCACAAATATCTGCTAATGCAGACACAGATGGGGTTGATATTGAGTTTGTTTGCGTTACTGTATAAAACCATTAATATGGGGGTAACTTTAAAACATTTTAAAAGAAGTGAGTTTACTTGCAAGTGTGGATGTGGTGAAACTGTTATTAGTGATGAGTTATTACAATCTTTAGATAAGGCTAGAGAATTTGCAAAAATACCATTTGTAATATCTAGTGGTTATAGATGTAAGAACCATCCTGAAAGCAAGAAAAACCCAACCTCATCACATATAAAAGGGTTGGCTGTTGATATTAAATGTGAAGGGAGTAATACTAGAGCAGTTATGATGGATGCTTTAGTTTTTGCAGATTTTGAGAGGTTTGGATTACATGAATCATTTATTCATGTAGATATAGATGTTTACGATAAACCAAGTCCTGTGATTTGGTTGTATTAAATAGATTATTAATTAATTAAATATATATTATGGAAATTTTAAAAAAGATGTTCAGTTCAAGAAAATTCTGGTACACAGTAGGTGCAATATTTGTTCCTTTTGTAGCAGTTAAGTTAGGACTTGCTGAGGGTGAGGTTGAGAAAGTTTATTATGCTATTCTTACTCTTATCTTAGGTCAAGGTATTGCAGATATTAAAAAGTAATGTTTAAAAAATGGCTGGGTTCTATGCTAATGAAGGGTGGCATAAAGCCAATAACAGAATTATTGAAAGCAGTAAAAGAACTTTTTACAGACACAAAAGGTAAGTGGAGTAGCAAAAGAACCATTAGTGGAGTGATAGTAATTGCTGCAAGTTTACACATTGAGAAAAATGGTATTGATACTAATGCGTTGATATTGACAGGATTAGGGGTTTTACCGTTATGTTTTTCAGTATTTGAAAAAAACAAATGTAATTGTACTGATAATTGTAAAAAATAATTATCTTTGCGTTACTTAGGTAGGGTTGTGCCTATCTTTGTTTTCATAGGTTATAGTTTTCAAGAGTGGGATGTTTAAAAACATCTCACTTTTGTTTTATATAAGCGTTTTTTTTTGTATAATTGCATCACAACCAATACATAAAACTATGAAAAAATATGGCAAAAGACTTAGACTTTCTAAAGAAGAAGTTGAGATGGTTTATGAAAACAGAGCAGAAAGCACAACAAACATTAATGGAAACACAGCATTAGACATACATCTTACAGAGAGAGGTATAAAGAAAGATGATGTTGTAAGTGTTAAGCATTGGCAATCTGCTAGTGGGGAATACAGATTTAGCATTGTAACTAAAGAAGATATAACTGTTAATGAAAATGATATGCTAGATAAGATTAGCGACTTCATTGAAAATCATTCACCTTATTATCCTTCAGTAAAAAGAGAAAATAAAGATGCTAATCATTTGTTAATAATAAATCCTGCAGACATACATATAGGTAAATATGCTAATGGATTTGAAACTGGTGATGGGTATGATGTTGAAACTGCCTGTATGCGTGTTTTAGAGGGCTTAGAGGGGCTTATGTATAAAGCAGAAGGCTTTGAAGTGGAGAGAGTGTTATTTTGCATAGGTAATGATGTTTTACATATAGATAATGTATATAATCAAACTACAGCAGGCACAGGTCAAGATGTAGATGGTAAGTGGTGGGAACATTTTGAGGTTGCATTAGCACTATATGTTAAGTGTGTAGAGATGTTAAGAGAGATAGCACCTGTTGATGTAATTCATTCAATGAGTAATCACGATTATCAAAGTGGATTTCATTTGGCACACGCATTAAAGAGTTGGTTCAGGAATGATAGAGAGATTTCTTTTGATATTAGTGTAGCACATAGAAAGTATTATAAGTATGGTAAGAATCTAATAGGTTTAGAGCATGGAGATGGTGCTAAGATGGATAACTTACCTCTATTAATGGCTCAAGAAAGACCAGAAATGTGGAGTGAAACTAAATATAGATATTGGTATCTACATCATTTACATCACAAAGTAAAACACAAATGGAGAGATGCTAAAGACTTTATAGGGGTTACTGTAGAATATATGCGTAGTCCATCAGGAACTGATAGTTGGCACTCAAGAAAAGGCTTTACAGGAATTCCTAAAGCAGTTGAAGGATTTTTGCATGAAAAAACAAGTGGGCAAGTGGCTCGTTTAGTGCATTATTTCTAAAATATCACATAATTTTACTACAATTTTACTCTAGTGGATAAACATTTTTCTAAAAATTGTTAAAAATGTTATTGTAATTGATTCCAATTTTATATCTTTGCCTCAATTAATAACGAAAACAAATAACAAATGGAAACACTAATCGCAGTACTTACAATCATAACACTTATGATTATCTACATTATCCAACAAGACAAAATTACTAATTAAAACTATAAAATTATGGGGAAA